TGGGCGGTGTTGATTCCGCGGGGTTCGGAGATGAGTTTGACGGCCCGTTGCACCCCGCTCATGCTGCGTGGCTCCCGGTGCCCGCCGTGAGGAGGCTTGTGGCGGTGGTGCGGGGTTTGACGGCCCAGCCGGCGAGGATGACGAAGAGGACGGCGAGGGAGCCCTGGATTTCGACGGGTACGTCGACGTGCAGGATGATTTGCAGGAGCCAGGACACGACCGCGGACAATGCGGCGCCGCCTCCCGCCGCCGTCGTGACCGGTCCAATTGTGCGAGAGGGTGTGGTGGCCGGGACCCCCGGCAGGGAATATCCGGTCGTCGGGTAGGCTGTGGCGTTGGCGCCGGTAGCACCTTGGAGGGGGATATTGCTCTCGGACATTGTCGCTCCCAGTTAGCGTTTGAATATTTCGATGAATGCGTTGCGTGATTTTGGTGTGTCGAAGTAGGTGTTGCCGTTGCGGAATGCTGTCCTGAGTGACTGCATTACCTTGTCAGAATAGGATAACAAGGTTTTCCCTTCGGACATTCTTTCGGGGAGGATTGTAAAAAGGATTTCTTGTTTGGGTCGTTTTTCCTGCACATAGTATTTGCCGGCGAGCCAGTCGATCCACACGGAAAAGGTCCCCTGTTTCGCTTCGATGGTGTAGGTGTAGCGGGCGGAGGCGCCTTTGACGTTGAGGAGGTTGTCGTTGTTGTCGGCGAATTCGTTGGACACGGCGAAGTCGCCGAATTCGGTGCCGGCAATGAATTTGCCGAACTTGGTCGCGTAGACCTGGTCGGTGAATTCTGAGGCTTCAACGAAATGGACGACCATGTAGCCGTCGTGCATGACGGTGAATTCTTTGGATTCGTCGGGTTTGATGTTCCAGTACAGGAAGTACGGGTTCATGATGGACACCGAGTTGGCCATGAAGAAGACCTTGGTTTTGTCCTGGTTGCGGTCCACGGTGGAGTACAGGTTGAGGAAGGCGTGGACTTCGTTGGCGATGTAGTGGGTCATGCCTTTTTCGATGATGAATTCGTCGAAGCCGATGTTGGTGACCAGGGGGTAGGCGACCGATTTGATGGACTGGGCGGTGGACAGGGCGATGAAATGCCCGATGGTTTTCCAGGGCCGTTTTTTCTGGTCCCGGGTGGTGGCGGGTGCGGCCTGGGCGGTGGCCCCGTAGGCGCGGAAGTCCCAGTCGGGGAATTCGTTGTTGGCGATGAGGTCGGCGAAGAACGTGTCCTTCGAGGTTTTGAGCTCCTCCTTGTAGCGGCGGACGTACATGAATTCTTCACCCTTGCGGAGGGCGGTACGGATCGCCTTTTTCTTCCACCCATACGTTTTACCAACACCACGCATACCAACACAAAAATTCAGGGTCGCATTGAACGAATAAATTTTGTCCCAGTTGTACCACTTGAACTGTTTTTTCGTTTTCGGGGTGGCGTCCTTAGTCATGGTTTCCATTTTAGATGTTTACTCCGTGGGCTCGCAGGACGGGGAGCGGGTCGATGGGGTTCCCGTACGGGGGTGCCCAGGGGTCATCCAGGGCGCCTTCGTAGCATTCGAAGTGGAGGTGTTGGCCGGTGACGTTCCCGGTCGCGCCTTCGACCCCAAGTTTCTGGCCAGCGGTGACCGTGTCCCCGGCGTGCACGATGACACTGCCGGCGGCCATGTGGTTGAACGTGAACGTGTACGCCCCGTCGAGGGTGTGGCCCTTAACGTAGCCGCCGGCGGTGGCGTTAGCGCCCGGGTCCCCGACATTGTAGGCGCGGGTGAGGACGAGGTCGGTGTTGGCGACGACGTCCCCGGGGGAGCCTGCCGGGTTGGCGAGGTCAGCGCCGTAGTGGAAGTAGGCGAGCCCGTCAAAACCGCGGGGTCCGTACCCGGAGGTCATGGTCGGGGACCCGGTGAGGGGCAGCACCCAGTCGCCGGTCCCGGGCGGTGGTGGCGGTTGGACGGGGGTGGGTGCGGGTGGGGCGTCGCCGGCTTTGCGGGGAACCCACTGGCCGCGGCCGGACGGGTAGTAGGTGACCCGTTCCCCGTCGGTGAAGCGGACGATGAGGAGGTCGCCGGCAGCGACGATGGTGCGGGCGTTCCCGTTCGGCTGCGTTGGTGGTGGTGTGACGGGTGGGGTGGGTGTGACACCGGTGAGGTCTTCGACGACGATGAGGTCGTACGCGCTCTTGTACCGTGCCCCGTATTTGCCGAGGACGGGGTCGGCGAGGCAGGCCGCATAGATTTGGTCGAGGGTTGCGGTGCCGCCGACACTGTCCAGGACGTTCAGCGCGTAGGCGGGGCCTTGGTGGTACATGGCGAAGAAGAAGATCATGGTCGCCGTGTTCGCGTCCGGGTCGACACCGTGCGCTGCGGCGACCGTCTTGTACGCGTCAAGGTCCTCAATGAGTTGGGTGTTCTGCAAACCCTGGTAGCGGGTGAGGGCGCCGGTCAGGGATTCTCCCTCGACGGTGGTGAGGTAGCGGCCGTTCCAGAACGGGTGGGTCGCGGGGATGGTGTCGAGTTGGTTGGCGAGGGAGGGTTCCACCCCGTACCAGTTGCCGTCGCCGGTGTCGCGCATCCGGTCAAGGATCGCGGCCGCACGCACCCCATACCATTGGGCGACGCCGACGGTGATGGGGTCGTTGTAATTGACCGAACCGTAATTGAGGTTCGATTCAACAGTGCCGATCACTTTTACGGCGAGTTTTTGCGCGGTCGCGTCATACGTCATGGAAACAAGAATACCCTGCCGAATTCGACAGGGTATTCAAGTAAATCATTTCTACTATACGTAGGTTGTTTCGATCCAGAATTGGTTGTAGAAGTCGTTGTCGCCGCCGGCGGTGAAAGAGAGCGCCGCTTCGCCGGCGACGGCGAAGATACGCCGCTGGTGCGCCGAAACCTCGAGCACCATGGAGAACTCTTTGGATTCGTTGGTGCCGGCGGGGATGCGGTGCGGGAAGTTCAGTACCGTCCCGTCGGTCTGGTCGATCTGCAGGTAGAGGGCGGCGTCCGCGCTGGCAGAGACCAGCGCTTTGGCGTGGATGATGACGTTCCGGTTAACCGGGGCCGGTTCGAGGGTGACGGTCGAGGCGGGGCTCGCCGGGAGGTGCACCCCCGCGGCGATGGTCGACCCTACCAACACTTTCGGGGACCCGTATTCGGCCATGGGGGAGGGGAGCCCCACCCACACGGCGAGCTGTTCGGTCAGGGCCCGGTGCAGGTCGGGGGTGCCGTGGATACCGTCGAGGTAGAGCCCGGCGTACGGGGTGGTCGCGACGGGCCCGGACCTGTTGTACTGGGTGCCGAAGTCGTACAGGGCGAACCGCTGGTCCCCGGCGTACTGGGTGGCGACGTCCCGCATGGCCTGGACGTACTGGGACCAGGGGTAGGTGAGGGTGCCGGGGTTGGTGACCGGCCACACGACGATGAGGACCTGGCGGGCGTCGGGGACGACCGTCCACACGTCGGTGAGGGCTTTGATGATGTTCGCCTTGTAGGTGACCGGGTTGACCTGGTTGAGGAAGTCGTTGGTCCCGATCATGTGGAACAGCAGGTGCGGGTCGAGGGTGTCGATGTTGGCGAGGTTCCCGGCGGTCAGGTAGTTCCCGGACGTGTTCCCCGGCCACGCGACCGACCAGGCGTGCACGCCGGGGGTGTTGTCGGTGGTCACGGTGATCCCGGATTGGGCGTTGACGCAGCCGCCCTTGGTGAGGAGGTTCGCGAGCCGGACGTTGTAGTTCCGTTCCCCGCCCTGGGTGTGGGAGTCGCCGGCGAACACGATGCGGAAGGGAAGGGTCGCGGTGGTCGCGAGCCCGGCCCGCACCCAGTCCCGGACCAGGTCGACGACCTGACGGGCGTCGATGGTGGTCTGGTCGGCCCCGCCCCAGCCGTGGCGGGTGTGGTGGTTGTCGAGTTCCGCCTGGACGCCGTCGACCCTGGCCCCGAGTGCGGTGTCGGCTGCCTCGAGGGCGGTTTGTGCGGTGGTGACGGCGGTGTCGGTGTAGGTGTGGTTGGCGGTGGTCGCGGCAACGATTTCGGCGGTGATGAGGGTGAGGAGGGCGTCGTGGACGGCGCCGGCGGGCACCATCCCGGCGACGGCGGATTCGTTGAGGAGCCGGACCTGGTCGGTGAAGTCGGCGATGAACGCGTCGTACCGGGCATCCCATTCGGTTTTGGCGGTGGTGACCGTGTTTTCGGCGTTGGTGATGCCGGCCTGGTATTGGGCGGCGACGTCGGCGAAGACGTTGTTGACGTCGGTGATGAGGGAGGTGTTGATCCAGTCGCGCAACTGTTCGAGGGCGGAGAGGTAGGTGGTGCCGTCCTGGTAGGTCATGCCGGTGATGTTGGCCATGGGGACGAGTTGGTAGGGGAAGGGTGCGATGGGGACGGGGGTGGTCATGGTGGCCGGTGCCTTTCGTTAGATGAGGTAGCGGCCGGAGCCGAAATAGCCGAAGTAGGGTGTCGTGGTGAAAGAATCACCATTTCCCCATATCAGCATGAAAAGGGTTTGCAGTTCGTCAATGATCATCATATCGACGTTGACGAGTGATTGCCGGTACTGCAACAGCATGAGGGCTTTGTTGCCTTGGAAACCTGTGGTCGCCGAGTCCTGGGTGTTGTCCTGGTTGACGGTGTTCGTGTCGTTGCCGGACGCCGTCGCGACCGTGTCCGAGACGTTGTCCTGCGCGGACGTGGCGTAGTCCCCGTTGTCGGCGAGGAGGGTTTGCGGCATCTGCTGGGCGACGGACCGCGACTTCGCACCACTGTTGGAGGTGTTGGAGGACGCCGACGTGGACGCGGTCGTCCCGGTACCGGTGTTGGTGTTGTTGATGCGGATCGTTTCGAGCTGGTCGAATTTGATCGCCGATATTTCGTACTGCTGGTTGTAGAGCGGCATGATTTCGTCGAGTTTGCGTTTCAGGGCGAGCCGGAACATGGAGATCGTTTCCTGCCCGATTTCCTGGTTGTGGAAATGGTTGAGGATTTTCCGGTTCAACACCGTCCGGTGCTCTTCGTCGAAAATCGGGTACTCGGCGAGGATACCGGACACGATGGTCGGGTCGATTTCGATCGCCCTGTGCAGTTCAATGGTGAACGTCGCCATTACTGTTTTGCCCCTGCCCCTTGGTTGTCGCCGCTGGTCCCGCCGCCGGTCACGAATTCTTCCCCCGCCGCGTCGGAGGGTGGGGGTGGCGGGTTTTTGAAGTCGACACTGATGTCCAGGCCGAAGAGCCGGTTGATTTGTTCGCAGGCTTGTTGGCGGGCGTTGAGGGCGATGTTGCGGGTCGCCTGGACTTGTTCGTCGTTGGCGCCAACCTCGGCGGCGACGAGCCGTTCCTTTTTGTCCTGGTTGGCGTTGTTGATCCCCAACAAACCCATGCATTCGTTCCAGAGCTTGGATTTGGCGATCATGAGGTTGGGGAGGGTGAGCGGGTCGACGCCCATGTCCAGGACTTGGACGACGCCCATGTCCAGGGCGGGGGAGCCGAGGACGGCTTCCTGGCCTTCGGCGATCTGTTTGAGGATGTTGATGAAGGAGAGCCGCTGGTCTTCGGGTGCGTTGAGGACCTTCGTTTTGCGCATGTTGTCGGCCGTGATTTCGATGGACCGGTCCATTTTGGCGAGCTTGGTCGCGTACAGGTAAATGACGTCGAGGTCGGGTACGCGCATGTAGTTCGCCCAAATGGGCACGCATTCGGGGTCTTTGCGGGCCCCCACGTCACCGTCGGGGGTTTGGTCGTAGGTGGGGACCGCCGGCAACCGTTTGGCCTGCATGTTGGGGCCGATGACAGTGTACGAGGTGGGCTGGTCCATGAAGTTTGTCGCCCCGGACCCGGAGCCTTGGACGGCGAAGTACTGGTCGGAGTCGCCGTCTTTGTAGAACACGGCCAGGCCCCGCCAGATCAGGTTGGTTTCGAGGAATCTGACGTCGACACTGTCAGGCAGGTTGGTCCATTCGAACCGGTTCGCGCACAGTTCGGTGAGGATGCGGATATACATTTGTTCGGTGAGGGCCTGCTGGCCCATGGCACGGTTGTTTTTCCGTCCACCGTTCAAATGGGTGAGGTAAAAGTTATCCATCACCAAATCATTCTTAGCCATTTATAATACAACCCCTGCCAACGGCGCGTTTGTCGCCGTGTCAACATTTCCAATATCTGTCGGATTCTTCCACACAGTAACACCTTTTTCGAATATTCCACGGAGTGTTTGTTTGAACGTTTCCGGGCATTCCGCGTGCGTCACATACACTTCTTTGCATTTCCAGTACGTGAATTTGTCCATCACCATGAGCGAGGCGGGCATCCGGGTGAACCTGTTCACCGCGTACCCGTAGCGGAGCCAGAATTCCCCGATGGCCGCCATCACCTGGGGTTGGAGGGTTTTGACTTTGAGGTCGACACCCCACCGGTAGGTGGCGAGGTTGAACGCGTCCCCACCGACCTGCCCGGCCGTGGTCGGCTGGGTGAGTTTGGCGTCCTGGACTTTGGCGTTGATCCCGGCGATAGCGTTCGCGTAGTCACCGTTCGCCGAGAACTGGGCGAGGTCCCAGTTGGTGTCCCGGACCAGGCCGGCGCTTTGCTGGTTGGAGGTCAGGGACGACAGGGCGGCAGTGTTGGACACCCCAAGCTGCTGGTTGCGCGCGTTCATATCCACGGCGTTGTTCAGGCCCGACTGCGCCCAGTTCAGCGCCCCGGACGCGCCACCGGTCAGGGCTCCCATGGGCCCCATCGCCGCTCCCCGGGCGATGCCGCCGGCGACCCCGAACGCCCCGTTGATCATCATGTGGTTCGTTTGGGCTTCGTTGGCGATGTTGGTCGACTGGCCCGCGGCGGTGACCCCGATGGAGGTCTGGTTCCCCTGGTTTTGGATCCCGACGGAGGAGTTGGAGTAGTCGGCCTGGGCCCCGGCGATGGCGCGCTGCTGGGACCAGTCGGCGTTGGCGTGCTGGTAGGCGATCGAGTTGGTGTTCGAGGCCATGAACATCATGTACCCGTTGTTGACGACGGAGAAGGTGGGGAAGTTCATGATGCCGGTCATCATGGCGTAGTGTTCGCCGCCGTCGTGGATGACCCCGTTGACGTCTTCCTGGACGGCCATGCCGGGGACGGTGTTGTACCGGTACGTGTAGAAGCCGAGGCGGGCGTTGGGCGGGGCGAAGTGGGGGACTTCGACGACGTCCATGTGGTCGTCCTGCCAGCACTCCGGCTTCAACACCAGGGGCGTGCCGGTGTTGGATGTCATCTCAACCACCGTGTACGGGTAGGTGACGAACTTGGTGAGCCGGGCGTACCGGCCCAGGTCGACCTGGGTGCGCCAGTTCAGGACGACAGGGGTTTTCTTCTGCTTCAACACCCCGCCGATGACCCGGTCCACCGGGATGTCCCCGGCGATGAACTGGGATTCGAGCTGCACGTCGTAGCGTTGCAGCCGCGGGACGGCCTGGATGGAGATGATGCCCTGGGTGACCCAGGGCTTGTCCTGCATCGCTTCCATGAACAGTTTGAAATGGTCCAGGGAGTTGAACAGGTAGATTTCGGCGCCGTTGGGCAGGTTCTCCATCCGGGAACCCTTCGCACTGGTCAGTTTGGGGGCGTCGACGGTGCCGGCGTCCGCGTCCAGGGAGGTTGAGGAGATCACCATGATCGCGTAATCCTGGAGGCCGCCGCTGATCTCGAACCGGGCCGACCCGACACTCATGTTGTACATGAGGGACACCATGTATTCGTTGCCGAGGTCGAACCCTTCGGGGACGGTCAGGTAGTCGCGGCCGAAGTTGCGGAAACTTTCCTGGTTGGCGATGCCCATGTGCCCACGTTCGAGGTAGATGTTGCCGAAGCCTGCCCCGTACACGAAGGACTGGAACACGTCGAGTTGGAGGATGAGTTCGGTGACGTCGGGGGCGATGTAATTAACCCCGATCACGAAGTAGTAGTAGGCGCGGCCCCGGTCCTGACCGGATGCGCTCGGCTGCGCCGGGTTGTACGCCCGCAAATAGTTGTACGTGTTGGCCGCTTCGAACGGGATGGGGAGCCGGATGGGCCGGCCGACCGCGGCGTAGGTGACCCCGGTGGTGACGGTGACGGGGCCGGCGGAATGGTCGAGGTAATTGTCGAGACCGACCTGGTTGTCGAATTTGACGACGTCCCGGTAATCGTTATTCCACGGCACATTCGCTAATGTCACCGTCGTATTCGCCGACCACACAGCATAATTGAAGCCGTACCCGAACGTGGTGGGTTCCGGTAATTCTTGAATCTGTGACAAGTTGTGACTCCCCAGTCTTATTTCCGTTTCCATAAGACTACCGGAACACAAGAAAACCCCCGACGGTTTGTCGGGGGTTTTCCTGCTAAGGGCGCCACATGCCCTGTTCGCTGTGACCGTTCTTCGGGGGTTCGGTGTTAGCTCACAGTGACAGTGTACACAGGATCGCCGGCGGCGGACGGTACGGCGATGGTGAACACCAGACCGTTCTTGGTGATCTTGACGTCTCCGGCGTCCGGGCCGAACACTTCGAAGTCGGTCTTGGTGACCGATGCGGGGTCGGCGACGTCGGCCGTGTACGTGGTGGTCGTGTACACGAACGTCGGGGAGACGGGGACTCCCTGGACGGTGATCCCGGTGACCCGGTTGGCGTCGTCGTCCGCGGCCGTGTCGGGGTTGTCCACGGTCGGCCACGCGTCCAGGGTGGGGGTGCCGGAGACGGTGAGGGTGGCCGACTGGCGGGCCCCGTCCTGCATGATGTTCTCCGGGTTCAACCACGTCGACACGGCGTTGACGACCAGGGTGCCGCCCTCATCGCCGCCGACGGTGAGGACACCGGTCTGGGAGATGTAGGTGCGCGGGGAGGTGTTTCCGGTCAGGTAGTAGCGGATACCGTCGGAGTTGCCGGTCGTGACGGTCGCCGTGTTCACCTGGTACCGTTCGCCGCGGAGTACGGAGGTGACGGTGGTGCCGTCGGCGGCGGTCAGGGTGATCGCTTCGAGGGCGGTGACGGGCGGGTTGAGTTTGATGATCTCGTCTCCTGCGTCGGTGGTGAACGCAATCGCCGGGACGAACCGGGACGCGGAGATGACCTGCCACCGGTGCAGCCAGTAGTTGTTCTGCAGGGAGGCCGGGTTCCACATGGACGCGGTTTCGAAGAGCTGGTCGGCGACGACGAAGAAGTCCTTGGTCGTCAGGATCGCCTGGACCCCGTCGATGCCGAACTGTTCGGCCGGGATTTCGATGATGCGGCCGGACAGGGACATCCGGTCGACGTTGAACGCGCCGGCGAGGGCTTCGACGTCGAGGACGGCGTTGAATTCGGGGGTGGCGAACATGACGAGTTCGTCCGAGGTCGCCGAGATCGGCATCCGGGCGGCGTTGTACTGGGTGGAGATGAACTTCAACGTCCCGGCCATCGACCGGATGCGGGTGAGGACGGACTTGGAGTCTTCGGCGAGGGTGGGGGAGTCGGGGTCGGTGATGTCCCGGATCTTGACCTTGAAGTAGCCGCCGTTGGACTCGTACTCGGCGAAGAGCTGGCACATGAGCAGGAACTCGTCCCACTGGTCAGAGGTGCCGGGGGCGGACATGATCTGCGCGGCGAACGAGGACAGGCCCATGGGCTTGTTGAACGCCTGCATGAGGAGGGGTTGGTTGATGGTGACCTTGTACCGGTCGCGGCGGTTGACGCGGTGGAAGTTGGTCTGCACTTCGATGGGGGCGGTGCCGAAGAGTTCCTTCTCGAGCTCGTCGCGGGCCGGGTCGTAGGTTTTGGCTTTGACGAGCCCAACCATGATTTCTTCGACGGTGTCGCCGCCGGTGAGGAGGCCGCGCTTGAATTCGGCGAGCGGGTTCGTCCAGGACGTGCCCCGGATGATGGTGAGGGCGATCTTGTTGACGAGGGCGTCGATGAATTCGTTCATCTGCGGCCGGTAGGTTTGCAGGGCTTTCATGGTGGCCTGCACGCCGGCCTGGGTGGCGGACGGGATGCGTGCGACATAGTCGGGGGAGGCGTCGTCGCGGATACGGTCCAGGAGGATTTCGTTGGCGGTCGGCTTGAGGGTTTTGACTTCCAGCACAGTCACAGTAGGTTCCTATTCGAAAAGGGAGTCGATGCCGCCCTGAGCAGCGCCACCGTCCGGCTCATTATTATCTGCCGGGTTCCCGGCTTTTGGTGCTGCAACCAGTAAATCATAATTCACTGCCTTCAAGCGCGTAACCTCGGCGTCGCGTTCGGCGCGCGCTTTTTCCGCGTCCGCAATTTTTTGTTCCCGGTCGGCGACGGCCGCGTCCCGAATACTGATTTCTTCGGTGTAGGCGTTCTGCAATTCTTCGGCGAATGTTTCCGGCAAACCGCCCTCGGGCGGGGTACGGAATTGTTCCATGAGTTCTTCAAACGATGCCATGTGCTTTTTCTCCTTTGTGGTTATGAGCGAAACACCCCCACACGAATGTGGGGGTGTTTCTTTTGTCGGACCTGTGGGCGGCGGGCATGTAGCCGGCTAGGGCAAACCCCGGCTCCCGGCCCCATTCAAGGGGAGCGTCCCGGGAGGGGACAGTACCAGCCGAATCCCTCAGGTCACGCTGTGTCGGACTCTGGGTCCTGGTCTGTGATGAGGCCTTCGCGTCGCATGTATTGTTCGACGGCGGTACGGACGAGCTGGGTTTTGGTCATGCGCACGGTCCAGCGGTGGTCTTCGAGTTTGGCGTCCCAGTCTCGGGGGATGGTCGCCGAAACCTGCACTCCTTTTTCAGCCATTGTGGTTACTCCTTAGAAAGTTTGTTATGGATTCACCTTAGCACTTATTTTAGTGTGAGTGTGAAGTTGATGTTTTCGAGGACGATGCCGCCGGGGACCCGTTTTGGTTGGAGTTTTCCGGGGAAGACGACTTTGTTTTTTCCGATGACGTTTTCGATGGTCACGTACTTGGCGGCGTCCCTGGGCAAACCCGCTACATGGGTTACATGCTCGGCGACGAACGGGATAACAGGGTAGAGGCGTTCGATGTACTGTTTCGCGCGGATAAACAATGCCTGGTCGAACTCGTATTCCTTTTTCCATGTACCAAGTTTGTGATTATCGACTTCCAATCCTACCGGCTCGTCCAGGGTGAGCAAATGCAGGGAGTCGGTGTCGGCGTACGCGAACGTGTCGTAATTGTCTTGCGCGGCCCGGATGGTCACGGACCGGGCGTAGGCGGTGATGAACACCGACATCGCCGTGTAGATGGGGTCCTTTTTGTCGTCCTCACCGAGGACGAGTTTGACGATGTCGTTCTCGTCGTCGAAGACAGGGATTTTGGGGGTGACGTTGGGGTTGGTCCCGAACTTCCCGAACAGGGAGTTGAGCATCAGTTTCGCGAGTTCCCGCAACGCCCCGGTGTTGGTCGATTTGACTTCCATCCACTTGTCAATGTAGTCGCAGAACAGGCCGCTGACACCGTGGAACCGCCACCCCCCGTTGTAGGAGAGGATGGTCAGGTCGTAGTGTTCGGCCCACAGCTCGAGGTCGATGTTGGTGCAGGACAGGGTGACCGGTTCGTTGATCTCTGTCTGGTATTCGGTGGCGAGGAAATGGCTGGTCCCTTTGACCTGGATGCAGGCCACATGCCCGGGTTTGAGTTTCGCCGTGAACGTCACCGACACGATGAACAGGGGGTAGTGGGGGTCGGCGACGGGCAGGCCGGGCGCGTAGATCGGTTCCCCGTAGGGGAGGACCCTGTCGTACATGACGGACGGGTAGAGGCTGTTGACGTCGTACGTGGCGCCCGGGCCCACAACCGTGCCCCGGAACCTGGGGTCGGAGTAGGTCCAGCCGCCGCGGAGGGCGGCCCGGATTTCCTGGTCCATGACTTCGGGGAGGACGGGGAACATTTTGTCGAACATGCGTTTCCCCATGATGGTTTTGAATTCGGTGAGCGCGTCGGACCCGACAGTCAGTTTGGTCATGCCCTGGTCGAACTGGGTTTTGAGGGCCCGGGCAACGATCATGACGTCCGCGGCGATGTAGGCGCGTTCCTCCGCGGTCGCAATGTACCCGGGTTCCCGGTACTTGTCGTAGTCGAGGGTCCCTTTAGGGTCGTCCTGTTTGAACGCCTTGGCGATCGCTGACACCGAGTAGGGGAGCTTTTTGAGGGAGTCCCGGAATTCGGTGCGTTTCCCGTTCTTCCAGCACACGGTGATCGAATAGAAGGACCCCATGTTGGAGATGAGGGTGGAAAACTGGCCTTTGCGGAGGGCGTTGGACGAGTCGGTGCGCCGGTACCCGTTACGGAACAGGTAGTTGAAAATGAATTCGCCATCGAATTTGAGGTTGTGGAAGTAGCAGACCGAGTCCTCTTCGGCCATCCGGTTGCAGAACCGTTCGATACCGGTCCCGATTTCGACGTCCCACAACGTAGTGGCGGTGTCGATGTTCGCCAGTCCGTAGGACCAGACCCGGCAGTCGGCCGGGTCGGTGGTCGTCTCAAAATCGGCGACGTAGTTGACGCGTTTCTTGCCCCCCAAGGTGTCCCACCATTCCCGAAATGTGCTGATAATGCTGTGCATGTGGCGCATGCTCCTTACTTTTTGCGGCGTTTCCGCTGCTTTTGTTGAGGTTCTTCCGGCGTCTCCGGTTGCGGTGCGGCGCCGGTGTCGGGGTCGAGTTTGGCGGCCCAGTCGACCATGCGGCGGGCGTCGGTGAATGCTTCGTGGATGACCTGTCCGTACCAGGGTTTGTCTTCGTCGCTGATCATGGTGGACCTCACGATTTCGTACTGCTGGGAGACGGCGTTGGCGAACCCTTCGTCGTTCCAGAGGGAACGGAACTGGGCGGGGGTGAGTTTGTAGACGGCGGCGGCGAGCTCGGCGTCCCCGATCCGGTTGACCATTTGGGAGAATTCGCCGATCTGGCGTTTGAGTTCTTTGTTGTCCCACCCTTTGGACAGTTTGCGTTGCGCGTCTTTGAGCAGGGTTTTGATGGCTTTACGGTCGGCGATGTCCGTGGATTTGTTGACCTTGGGTTCGTACGGGTCGTTCACGGACGGGTTGCCGGCGAGGCGCCGGTCGGACCGGATTTTGTCGCGGCGTTGGCCGATGGTTTCGGTGCCG